CGAGAGTGGTTTTGGTTGCGCCTTTTAGATCACCAGTCATCAACGCGATTCGTTGCGTTGTTTTGGCGACGCTATCCAATGTTGTTGGTAGCCCCTGAATTCCTTTTGAAAGTGTGTCAATAGCCTTTTTCGAATCTTTGGCGTCAAATCCCATCAATTGGAGGACTCTGGGGAAATTGTTCAGGGTATCATAACGTGAAATAGCTCCATCCAGGGAGCTCTTCACCATATCGATGCCCTTTGAGACCAACGCCGTGATTCCGATAGCAGAGAGCAAATTCTTCAAGCCGAGCGCTGCTGTTTTTCCGGCATCGCCGATTCCTCTTAGTTTGCTGTCAATATTCGCAACGCCCTTGACGACTCGTCCGTCATCAAGCGTTACATCGATGACGACTTTTCCATCAGCCATTTATTCCACCTGCCTTTCAAAGGCAATAAAAAAGAACCCCAAAAGGGATTCTGGTAAGTTATGTTTATTCGTCCAATCCAATTTCCTTCGGATTAGCCGGCCTAAATTCCGAAATGCTATTAGGACTGAATTTAGGCTTAGGTTTAACTTGCACTGAGAATTCTTGCTTTGTTTCATAATCGGCGAAATCAATCCAAAATAAAGATGTATCCTTTTTCCTCCCGCCAATGGCAGCTCCTATAATTGCCCCTGCTCCACCAGTCAAGGCTCCGCCAATTAAGGCGCCTGCTGCGGCTTTTCCAGCACTTCGAGAATACGATTGTTCTTTATGCGCGCCGAGGAAGTAGTAAAGTTTTTTATTGATGCTAACTATTCCTTCGCCATGTTCTTTTTCTTCTGAAATCATGAGATATACATTTCCAGATGATTTTGGTAAATAATTTGTCCCGCCTACAACTTCAAACATTGTTTGTTTTTTAAACGCATTGCCGAATAACTTCTTCATGACGCCCAATATATTTACCCCCAACAAAAGATTTATTGAATATTATATCATTTTTTTCTTTTGCCGAGGTATTTTTGCGCTCTTTCTTCAATGGCTCCAAGTGCGCTTAATTCATCGGACAAACCATTTACCAATTGGATAAAATAGTTTAAAAGATACGGAATGCTTGGCGTCATCTGATAGACTTTTTCAAAAGACCCATCACCGAGAATCACATCGAACCCTTTGCCAAGAATGGCTTTGGCATTTTCCATGTCTTCTTCTTCATCGTTGATGGAATCGAGTTCTTTTTGTATTTGAATGACATTTTCTCGGAATTTTTGAATTGACTCGTCAGTTACATCGAAAGTAAACTTCAAATCACCGATCTCAATCGGTATTTCAGTCTGTTTTTTTTCGATTTTAATGGCCATTTATTTCCCTCCTGCCAGCATATTGAACATCTCGTCCAATTCGGCTTCTTTTGTTTTTTGGTCTTTTTTAAGTGCGTAAATCCGTTTCAATTTACGTAGCCGTTTCCTTTCTTTTTCCATACCCTTACCACGCGGCAATTCGGCTGCACGAATCCCGACTATCTCTTTGAATCTTGTGTTATCCCTTAACCCGCTCAATAGAGCGAGAAACTTTTCCCATCGCAGTTTCCCTTGCATATCAATTAAATCGATTCCATATTCTTGCAAAAATGATGCATAGATATATTCCGCATCTTGTTTTAAGTCGTATAATTGCTTGCTTGTTCCGCCGTCATCAGTATCCGAACCGTTCGACTCATCGCGAATGATAAACGTTTCAACGATGGTTTTCACGGCTTGGTATTTGACACTAAAGTCGAATTCATCGTCCGTATTGACGAACATTTTGAAAGCGATGTTGATTTTTTCGTGGTCGAAAAATGTTTCATCGTCCATCAAATCAAAGAATCTTAGAACATTATCAAAAGCAAGATCGAGGGGATAGATTTTCCCCTCGATTTCGATTTCATCTTCAAGCGGATCCGTAAGCGTGAACATGCATTATGCACCGCCACCACCTGTATCCGTGACTTCCGGTTTGCCATTAAAAGTGACTGTGAATTCAAAATCACTTTTGGCGTTGGCATCTCCTCCGGTGATTTTGATGCCGGAAATGGTCACGTTGCCGGTAATTTGCTTTCCGTCTGGCTGAGTCCAACGAAGCTTTGTTTTTCGCTTTTCACCGACTTCAAAAGCAAGTCCAGCGATATAATCTTGAGCTGGGTCGCCATATTTGCGATGGCCAGAAAATTGTAATGATGCCGCAATTCCGGTGACATCCAGACTGCTAAATCCTTGACCGTCATAGTACGTGGTATCGTCGGTTTCATCATCGAAAGACGGATCTACTGTCGAAATACCGGCGGCAATCAATGCCCATGTCGCCGTTTCATCCGGCTGATCGGGCGTAGTGTTGATTTCGTACTTGTTCTTATAGTTCAAAACGAAATCATCTGCCATCTAAATCACTCCTCCGCTGGAATAAATAAAGCCGCACTAAATTGCGCGGCGAAAATAAAGTAATGTTCATCTTGTGAGACGATATTCGGGTCGGTTGTAATTTCTATGCCACTTTCAAATTCATAAGACCCGTTTGCACTCGGGATATTATCGATGCCTTTCAAGAGTCGGGCAATATCCAAAAGGGTATGATAGGCGGTGAGTTGATCTTCATGCTTGGTCAAGACCTGAAAAGCATAGTTTTGACGATATGAGCCGTCATAATAATAGTCGTAGTCGCTTGCTGGCATGGGCATGACCGCTATGCTATTGCCACTTGCGAGCATCGGACTAACAACAGTGGCATAATAACCCTGCTTGTCCAGAACATCAATGACCAAGCGTTCTAAAAAGTCGATTTCATCGTTTAGATTGCTCATAGCTTACCTTTCACCGCCTTTTCGGCTATCTTTGCCCATTGCTTTTTATGGACCGATTTAGCCTTTTCAAACCAAAGCCCTTGTGCCCTCGGGTTGACATCTTTCGAAAAATGGAATTGTGGGTTGTAATAGAGCCTGCGAGCATACGGCGTATCCCATACCGCTTTCCCATCACTGAAACGTGAAGCTCGTAAACTACTTTTCATAAGGTTTCCGGTGTCCATCGGCACATAGAGATTGCTGTCCTTCACCACTTGCTGGGTGAGAGCGAACAATCCAAGATGCGATGCTTTTTTTATTTTTGGAGCGATTTTCTTTGTATCTACTTTAACCCTAACACCCATCAAACCACTTCCACTTCATAATGGTGGACTTGGTTAAATCCATAATAAGGATTGCAAGCATGAACCCTCATTTCGATACCATTAAAAGTCACCTTAGATTTAACTTTTAGAGGTTTACAATTCGGCGTATTGACCGCATCCAGAAAGATAATTCCCTGCGTTTCGATTTCTTCCCCATTGGCATCCATGCGGATTGCTGTTTTGGGTTCAAAGCGAACGCAATCGATCGTTTCCGGATCGCCCCACGACTCCCCAAAATTGCCTTGGCCTAGATATTCCTCGTAAACAATAGAATGTATGAGAAGTTGTTTAGGAATTGGACGAATAATGGGCACGTTGCACCACATCCAATCCACGATATAGAAGGCCTGTTGGCTCCAAATAGGCCAAAGCATTTGGGCTGATTCGATCTGCATTTTTATTATCGTTTGCTTGCGATCCGCCATAGCTGAATGAGCCGATAGAAACATTACCAATGATTTGCGCTCCGGCGTTCACATCGGCATCTCCACCCATGACGACGTAATATTCTATCTGTGCAGCAGTCGCCTTCTTAACATACTCTTGAACCACTGGAGCTAATGCGTTAAAATCACTGATTTTATAACCGGTCACTTGATCAATAAGATCACTTGCCCGTTCAATATATTTATCCAATTCTGAGCCCGCGTCAGCCCCGTGGAACGTGTTTTGATAGTAATCAGCATCAATGTATCCCATTAGTAAAACTCCCCTCAGAAGGGAAAAGAGGGCCGTTATTTGCCCTCTTCTTTCTTATTGGATTTCTTCGGTTTTAAATCTTCTTCCTTCACTTCTTCATACCCGAGCGTTTTGAGTTCTTTGATCTTGGCTACATTATCCTCACGCAAAATCACATTTTCCTTACGCAAAATGGCCATTAAAATCCCTCCCTATCAAGACTTGGCTATCGTGCCATATGAAGCTACGACACCATCAGCTTGGTTTTTGAGTACGAACAAGTCATGATATAGACGGTTTTGATACAGATAACCGTCACCTTCTGTATGTTCTCCTGGAGCAAAGAGATAAATAGAGTTCAATTTTGCTTTGGCTACAACGGCACCGCGATAAACAATGATCCAGTTCAAATTGTAGGATCCGGTTGCCGGAACAAAACCATCCGTGAAGTCAAACGATGTATGGAAACGATCAACATCAAAAACTTCAATCAAACGGATGCCATCCAACATTGTGACACGCGTTTCGATAGACGTGCCTTGGTTGTCAAGATTGATCTGCCCTTTGCCTTCTTTATACGCTTCAATCAGATCCATCACATCCGAAGATACATATGCCACAAGATTGGATGTGCCATACTTCCGCACTTTTTTGATGTCACGTTTGAGATTGACAATCACATCATCGACCGTAATATCTTCACTTGTCGCATTCCCGAAGCTGATCGCTTTTGTTGCTAATTTACTAAACCGATAGGCGTCGATTTCCGGCCCGGCATGTTCATTCAAAAATACTCGAGTGAGATTGGCTGCGCTTGCCGCTTGGTTGGATTCGTCAACGTCCATTTGGTCAACGAAGAATTCGACATCGCGGTCAAAAGAGAGCGTATATGGTTCATGAGTGACATCAACGGTTCCGCGATTGTACCCACCGTTACGGCTGTGGTTTTTGTAGCCACTAACTGCAAGCGACGGTACATGGAATGTGCGAGCGCCCATCCATTGGACATTTGGTGTTTCCAAAACATTGGTTAATGTGGCCTGTTTAATTACTTGATCCAATTCTGTTTGATATTTTTCGGCATAGTTGATTGCCATAAAGAATCATCCTCCTATTCGTTTTTTCCTAAAAGTGCAGCGACGAAAGCGTCGCTGTTTTCGCTTGTTTGATGCTGGCCAGTCGTAAACGTTGGCTTTTGTTGTTGACTGCCATTGTTTTCAGCATCGAAAAGATATGGATCGCTTTCTTTCAGCGATTTAAGTTGCTCCTCCAAGCCAAGCAGTTTGTCGCCGTCCAGCTTGATAGCTTCTTTGTTAAGGAGTGCTTCGACGGCTTTTGGATTTCTCGCTTTGGCACTTGTTAGCGCCTCTTTCAAAGCAAAATTAAACTGCTGTTCTTGGAGTTGTTTTTCATATTGATCCTTGATTTGGTTGTTTTGGTCCTGCAATTGCTGAATCTGCTTTTGCAATTCCTCATTTCCGGCTGCTTTAGCTTTCAAATCCTCCAATTGCTTGTCGCGGTCGGCCAATTGCTTTTTGTACTCTTTGACTTGGCTATTCACCTCGTCAAATTTCTCCTTCGGAAACCAGTTTCCATCAGATACGACTGCTATTTTGTGTTCGCCGGCTTTTGCAGTCACCTGATTATACAGTTCCTCGCCTAACAGTTCTTTCAAATCCATCTATAATCAACTCCTTTAATG